ACACGGTTATGTAAAACGCTATATGAGTTTTATGGAGATACCATTTAATGAATTAGATGGTACTTGTTATATCTTAGGTAGAGTTACTAAAGTTGTTAATGAATTAAGAATGGGTGCTAAAGCTGCAGGATTATACTTTGAAGACAGTAAAGAAACTAAATCATTTGATCAAAAACAATGGAATGCAATTAAAGCTTGGACTACAATATCAAAAGGTAAATCTATTGATAAAAAGAATGCAGAAAACATGTATAAATTTATAAGAGAGATTGATAACTCTAATTATAGAGATGAAAAGTTTTGGATAGATCAGCCAGATTTTACTACATATGATTTCAAACAATTAAAAGAATGGTGTGGTTTATCATTAGATGATGAAAGCCAAACAAAAGAATGGTGGTGGGTATTAAGAAGAAACTTTAGTTCTAAACAAAAGATTTACTTTATAAGATTATTGAAGCGATATGGGCAAGAACAATTAGACAAACGACCCCAAATCATTATAGATACTATTCATTCTGTTAAAGGTGGAGAAGCTGATCATGTAATTGTATCAGCTAAAAACGATTACGCCTCTGATTTTAATAGAAAGAATAAACAAGACAAAATAGACGAACTAAAAGTTTATTACACAGGGTTCACTAGAGCAAAGAAGACATTACATTTGCTTTCAAGTGATAATCAATATAACTATCCTGTTGGTAAAGACTATTTAGTTTACTTACAGGAGAAAAAATGATCAAGATAAAAACAATAGATAAAGAAGAACATGGAGAGAACCAATACTTTATAGTTTATAATTTAAATAAAGGTATACATACATTTGGTGGAACACCAGAAGATATTATAGAAAAATTGTATGAAGATATGAAAGAACGCAATGAGTAATAAAGCATTTTATAAACAAGTTGGTGGGGCACATTATAAAAAGTATGCCATACAACCATCTCAGTTCATTAATAAAAACAAAATATTGTTTGCAGAGGGTAATATAATAAAGTATATATGTCGGCACCAAGATAAAGGAAAGAAACAAGATTTGCTTAAAGCAATACAATATATCGAAATGATTATAGAAAGGGACTACAATGACTAGCCTACAACTATCAATGACGTTTAAGAAAAGCATTTGGTCGTGTCCAAGTGAATATAAAGATTTATCTTCATACCCAGAAATTGCAATCGATTTAGAAACAAGAGACGAAGGAATTACTAAAGGACTAGGAGCTGGTTGGGCAACTAACAATGGAGAAGTAATTGGTTTTGCATTAGCCGTAGATGGTTGGCAAGGTTATTATCCATTTAATCATTTTGCTGGTGGCAACATGGTTCCTGAACAAGTACTTAAATATATTAAAACTGTATGTGCATTACCTAATAAAAAAATATTTCATAATGCTCAATACGATTTAGGTTGGCTACAAGCTATGGGTATGACTGTTAATGGCGTTATTATTGATACCATGATAGCGGCCGCTCTTATAGATGAGAATAGATGGTCTTATTCATTAAATAATATATCTAAAGATTACTTAGGCGAGATTAAAGCTGAAACTGATTTAAATGAAGCGGCTAAAGATCACGGTATTGATCCTAAATCTGAAATGTGGAAATTACCCGCAGAGCATGTTGGTTTCTACGCGGAACAAGATGCACGTCTCACGTACCTATTGTGGCAACGATTTAAACATGAAATCGTAACTCAAAATTTAACTACGATATGGGAATTAGAATCTAAAATACTTCCAATATTAATTAAGATGCGCCAAAGAGGCGTTAGAGTTGATGTTGAGAAAGCAAGTAGATTAACTGTAGAGTTTGCGGCGCAGGAAAAAGTATTACTACAAAAGATTAATAAGCTTGTTGGTAAAGATATAGATATCTGGGCGGCAAGACAAATAGGAGAAGCATTTGATAAGTTAAAGATTGAATATCCTAGAACTGAAAATACAGGTGCACCATCCTTTACACAAAACTGGTTGCACAATTCTAAACATCAAATCTCACAATTGATTGTACAAGCAAGAGAAATTAATAAATTTCATAATACCTTTCTTGCAAATATTTTAAAGTATGAACATAAAGGAAGAGTTCATGCAGAGATTAATCAATTAAGATCAGATCAAGGTGGAACAGTATCTGGTCGTATTTCTATGTCTAACCCAAATTTACAACAACTTCCTGCACGTAATAAAGAATTTGCTAAAAAGATTAGGGGCTTGTTCTTACCAGAAGAAGATCATAAGTGGGGTTCATTTGATTACTCACAACAAGAACCAAGAATGGTTGTTCACTATGCGGCTTCTATTGGAGAGGGTTATGAGGGTTCACAAGAACTTGTTAGAGCCTATGCTAATGCTTCAGCAGACTTTCACCAAACGATTGCAGAATTAGTTGGTATAGAAAGATCTCAAGCTAAAACTATCGGACTTGGATTAATGTATGGTATGGGAAAAAATAAATTGGCCAACTCTTTAGGATTATCCAAAGAAGAAGCAGAAGTATTAATATCAAAATATAATCGTAAAGTTCCATTTGTAAAACAATTATCTGATAGATGTATGAAAAAAGCAAACGATGAGGGTGTTATTCGTACTAAAAAAGGTAGAAAATGTAGATTTGATATGTGGGAAACTAAAGACTTTGGTATTCATACTGCTGAAACATTTGAAAACGCTGTTGCTAAATATGGTAAAGACGGAATTAAACGTGCCTTTACATACAAAGCATTAAATAGATTGATACAGGGGTCAGCAGCCGATCAAACTAAACAAGCAATCGTATCTTGTTATGAACAAGGCTATCTTCCTATATTACAAATTCATGATGAATTATGTTTCAATGTAAAAGAGGGAGATGAATTGAAAATAAAAGAAATCATGGAAACGTGTATGGAATTTAAAGTACCAAGTGTTGTAGATATAAGCATAGGAGACGACTTTGGACAAGCTAGCTAGATCCAAGCACCACGACTCACGGATCATTGTACATCCATTTTATCAACTATTTCCAATGCGTTTGGAATTATTATGGTTTGATGATGTAAAACAAATACATACTCCTCATAATGATTTCAAACAAACTGTTAAGTTTTCTATGGGACAAGAAGGTTTGTTGTGTCCTATGGTTGTTGATTGGAATAATGAAGTTAGAAATGGTGCTAATAGGTTTGCTGTATTAAAAAAAGGTAAACTAGCTGATGGTAGTTTATTTTATAAAGCTAGAACACCAGAAGAAGTTAATTTTCTTGGTAGATTAAATGTAGAAGTTTGGGAAAGACATATTGCTAATAAAAATGTAATGGATTTTGAATTTTTATTTCAAGGCAAAATGAAAAAATACACAGAGAAGTGTCTTCATCTCTTTACAGAGAACGTAATTAAATTACCACAACAAAACTAAGAAGCGATATAGTTTATATCTTCTTCTTCGTTTTTTAATCTAGATACTTCGTCATGTAATGCTTGAACTCTTAATTGCTTTTTAATTTCTTTTAATTCAAGTTCAAGTTTTAACATGTCGATAGTTTCCTTACCTTGTTCAAGAAATTGTTGATTCCATTTTGATTCTAGAACCATCTTCCTTGCTAACAAGGCTTCACTATTTAGAAACATTTAGTTCCTCGTATGTTATAAACATCTTTGATGGCGAATACGTGATTTCTTTTTTCATCGTGTATTTACCATCATTGAGTTCTTTTACGAAATTATTCCTAGATTCCTCATCGTTGGACGCCCATACGTCATGACTAATACAATGACCAGCATATCTAACGTGGTATCTATATAACTTCATGTCATATCTTATCATATCTTTGCTATCATGGGCAACGATTAAAAAGTGGCTATTTCATTGACTTTTTAAGCATTGACACGTTCTTGTGAACAATATAGCTATTAAGATTCTAAGGAAAATAATATGGATATAACAAAATGGAAAAGTGTCGCTGTAAGAATTAATGATTATAAAATTCTAAAAGCGTTATGTGATGAAAAATTTAGAAACCCTGCATCAATGATTTCAAAACTTACACACGATTATGTAAAATTTAGAGCAAGTAAAAGTAAAATGACCGTTGATGCTTATTTAAAAAAACTATTAAAAAAATGATTGAATTACTTAAAAGTTTATTTTGGTATGAAGTTATTTTTATAGTTATTTGTTTAATTATTTTTTCAATATTTTATTTCAATGCCCGTTAAAAAATTAAATATATTACAACAAGCCAGATTATTTAATCTTTATAAAGAAGTATTACAACATACTTATCGTTTATTAGATAAGTATGAAGACGAACAATTAGTTGCTTCAACATTACTTTCGCAAGGTCTTAGATTATATCGTGGTGTTTTAGATGATAAAAGTTTTAATGAATTATTAAATACAATAATTAAAGACGCTAAATTAATTAAGCCAATAGATAATAATGAA